GATGCATCAAAATCACGAACTAAAAGACAGTATTTTGGATTACCACCATCTACTAAGTTAACTAAACAAGAAAAAAAGGATAGAAAAATTGAAGGTCAAAAAAGAATAATAGATAATAGAGATGAAAAAATTGCAAAAGAAGGACCAGGTGATTTAGTGCCTAGTGCAAAAAGAGCACGATTAAAGAATCTTTTAAGTGATTTTAAGAAAAGATACCTAAAAAATTTAGAAGATAAAAAGGCAAAAAATGATAAAATTGATAGAGATTTAGGTAAAAAATGAGTAAAATGATTCCAGTTGAAGGTCACAAGAACCTTTTCCGTGATGAAGACACGGGTGCAATTTTAAATAATGATAACAATGCATATCAAAGTTATCTTAAAGATAAAAAAAGAAATGCTATTAAAAGAGAAGAGTTTGATGCAATGAAGAATGAACTTGAAGAACTCAAATCTTTACTAAATGATCTTGCTTCAAAGATAACGTCATAGTAAATATAAATACTTTTTAGATCTGAATATATTTTTCTAGATGGCAGATATAAAAGTCAGAGTAGGACAACAAGGTGCCACAAAAGTGATTTCTTCACTCGCAGGTGCTCAAACCCTATCATTAGCAGAATTAAGTGATGTGAATATAGCAGGAACCCTTCAAAATGGGATGGTTCTTGTTTTTAATGGGGCAACCAAAAAATTTGATGCGACTTTAGAATTAACGCCAGGTGCAGCACAGAATTTAGACATCAACGGAGGAAATTTCTGAAATGGCAAGCATAATTAGAATCAAACGATCATCGGGAACAGCCAAACCTGCTAGTTTGAACTGGGGTGAAATGGCATATGTTACTGGTGTTGGTCAGTTTGGTGGCACAAATCAGTATAAGGATAGGATATTCTTAGGAGATGATGGTACGAATGTTCATCCAGTAGCGGGTCATTATTATACCTCGATGATGGAACATTCACCAGGTAGTCTTGCAGGTGTAACTAATTCAAGAAATAGCGATGGTGGAATAGTCGCAATCTTAGATAATAATAGAAAAATAGATGTATGGAATGTAGATAATTTATCACTCGATGGAAATACTCTATCATCTACAGACACTGATGGAGATATTATATTTAATCCAGATGGTTCAGGTGAAATAATGATACCTGACGATACCAAACTTGGATTTGGCGGTGGTGTAAATGGGACAGCTGCTCCTGATTCAACGATTGAATATGATGAGAATGGGGATGATCAATTAAAATTTTCTGGAGCAGATGTAAAATTTGATACAAGCAAAGTAATTGTAGGTGGTCAATTAATTGTTTCTGGAAGTAATGCTACTCTTGGAGAAGTTCAAATCAGTAGTAATAGTATTCAAACTTTAGGAAGCACTACTAAATTATTCATCGATCCGTTTCCAGATGGATTGAGTAATGAAGGTGATGTTATTATTAAAGGTAACTTACAAGTTGATGGTACAACTACAACAGTTAACTCAACACAAGCAACTGTAAACGATCCTATCTTATCAGTTGGTGATGCGACTAGTTCACGAACTGTGATGTCAACTGTAAATGTGAATGAGTCTACGGTTGTAGTCGATTCAATTATTGGTATTAATGTTAATGATACACTACAGCATCCTAGTCTTTCTTTAAGTGGAATTACTACAGTTACTAATGTTAATTCTGGAACTAAAACACTTACTTTCCAAGGACTAACGATTGCTGGAATTGCTACAGGTCAACAACTTACAGTTACTCACGCAATTGATACTAATACTGACCGTGGATTAAGTTTTACATATAATGTTGGTGTTGGAACTGCAAATTCAAAGGAGGGTTTCTTTGGATTTGATGATAGTTCTATTGCTGATAGTGCAGTAACACCTACAACACACGGAACACATGCTGATAATAGTCGTAGATGGACATATGTACCTGATGCAACTATATCTAACAGTGTTGTAAGTGGTACAAAGGGTTTCTTAGATGTTAAAGGTATTTACTATCAATCAGGAGACTATAATACAGGTGGTGTAGCATGGTTTGATGATGCAGGTTTACAGAGATCCACTAATAATCCACAATCACCAGTTATCACTTCAAAGCAAGTATTGACTGCAATAACAAAAAATACACTTGCACTTAATTCTGCTATTACAGCAGCTGCAGGTGATATAATTAAACAAGATAGTACAGGTGCATTTGGTGTCGTAGAAACTGGTATTACTGGTTCTGCTTCTGTAGATTTAATTGGTGTTGAAGGAACATTTAATACTTCTAATAATTTACGTAAGGAAGGAAACAGTGGTGCAATACAAAACTTGTCATCTGTACCTAATACTGTTACAGTGGTATATACAAATAAACCACATTGGACTTCAACCCTAGACGGAGGAACTTTTTAGATGCAACAAAACAGTGAAGTGGACGTTAATGTACTCGTCAATTTATATAATTCAAGATTATCGACAGCATTAAATCAAAACATTTTATTAGAAGCAAAATTACAAACTTTAAAAAATGATTTTGAAAAGGAGAAAAACGAACTTCTAGAGCAAATAGCAAATCTTAAAGGTGAATAATGGCTAAACCATCAACTAGACAAGGATTAATTGAATATTGTCTCCGTAAACTGGGTGCACCAGTATTGGAGATAAATGTTGATGATGACCAAGTTGATGATTTGGTTGATGACACTATTCAATATTTCAATCAAAGGCATTATGATGGTATTGAAAGAATGTATCTTAAGTATAAAATTACTCAAGATGATATTGATAGGGGTAAAGGAACTGGTACAGATGGAGTGGGAATTGTTACTACTACAGGAACACAAAATGTAAGTGGGTATGGTACAGTCACAAGTAATTTTTATGAAGCATCTAATTTTTTAGCAGTTCCAGATCATGTAATTGGAATTAATAAAATTTTTAAATTTGATTCTAGTTCCATATCAGGTGGAATGTTTAGTATTAAATATCAATTATTTTTGAACGATCTATATTTTTTCAATTCAGTTAATTTATTGCAATATGCAATGACAAAAACTTATCTTGAAGATATTGATCATTTATTGACAACAGAAAAACAAATAAGATTTAATCAAAGACAAGATAGATTATACTTAGATATTGACTGGGGAGCACAACAAGTTGATGACTTTATTGTAATTGATTGTTTTCGTGCCTTAGACCCTGACGAATTCACTCAAGTTTATAATGATCCTTTTGTAAAATTATATTTGACAGCATTAATAAAGAGACAGTGGGGGCAAAATTTAATTAAATTTAGAGGAACTAAATTACCAGGTGGTATTGAATTAAATGGAAGAGAAATATACGATGATGCAATTCGAGATTTAGATTCAATTAAACAAAGAATGGCAACAGAATACGAAACTCCACCTCTTGATTTTATTGGGTAATATATAATGGCAAAAAATTCCTACTTTCTACAAGGTTCACAATCAGAGCAAAGACTAGTTCAAGACCTGATAAATGAGCAACTAAAAATTTATGGTTTAGATATTACATATATTCCTCGTAAGTTTGTAAATAAAAAATCAATCATTGAAGAAGTACAAGCATCTAAATTTGATGATAATTTTGTAATAGAGGCATATGTAAATTCTTATGATGGTTATTCTGGTGCTGGTGATGTACTAACAAAATTTGGTATGAGTCTTAGAGATGAGGTAGAATTAACAATATCAAAAGAGAGATTTGAGGATTTTATATCACCTTTTATGAGTGCAGCTGATAATATAGATTTAGCATCAAGACCAAGAGAGGGAGATTTAGTATTTTTTCCATTAGGACAAAGATTATTTGAAGTAAAATTTGTTGAGCATGAAGAACCATTCTACCAACTAGGTAAAAACTATGTCTATAAACTTAAGTGTGAATTATTCGAGTATGAAGATGAAGTTATTGATACTTCGATTGACATTATCGATACACAGGTTCAGGAAGAAGGATATATTTCTACCCTTAAATTAGTTGGTATTGGTCGTACTGCAGCAGTATCTCCCATTCTTAATACTGGATATATACGTGAAATATTTTTAAATAATGATGGTTCAGGTTTTACAAGTGCACCAATCGTTTCGATTAGTACATCTCCACATGGTAGTCCTTTGGCAAATGCAACAGCAGTTGCTTTCACTACTGAAAGAGCAGGAGTCAGATCAGTTGAAAAAATATTAATGACAAATGCTGGATTTGGATATTTAACTACACCTATTATTACATTTTCTGGTGGAGGTGGCACGGGCGTAGCTGCAACTTGTTCTGTTGACACATCGGGAGCACAAGGTCTTGTAAGATTTGTAGTGAATGATGGTGGTATTGGATTTGGAACTGTGCCAGTCGTAACAGTATCAAATCCTGCAGGTGGAACAGCAGCAGATAAGGCAGTAGGTATTGCATCAATAGGAATTGATAATTCATCTGGTTTTAATGAAGTTAAATCAATCTTTATTCAAAATGCTGGTAGAGGATTTACACTACAACCAACAGTAACAGTTGCAGATCCTGAAACTATTAGTGGTATAGGTACATTTGAATTTAATGAGATTGTTCAGGGTATGCGTTCTGGAACACAAGCAAGAGTTAAAAATTGGGATCAAGACACATCTGTATTATCGGTTTCTA